TCTTTGTCTGTGAGCAGTTGTAACTTGGCCATCACTGGTAGCAGCTGTAGTTACTGCACCTGTAGCGACATTGGTTACTTTTGCATCTGTTTGAAACATGTTAACTCCTTAAAATGGGGAGACCTAAGCCTCCCCGTAATTAATTATTGTTTAACTCCACGGTGTGACCATTGTGCCACTACCATTTAAGTCCGCAGTAATAAGCCAAATGTTAGCTCCAACAGCTCTACAATAAACCATTGAACCTGCTAGTCCACCTCGTGTACTGCCGTCTAAAGTTAATGTATCAGCGCCGGCCGCATTAAATCCTTCCACAGAATTATCTCCCGTGTCAACATACCATGCAGAACCTTGAAATACATCCGCTGTTGCTCTACTTGCCGCTGTTCCAGCATTCAAAGTAAAAGTTTCACCTGATAAATTTGTAGTTATTAAAAACGTATATTCCAGTCCAATTGTACTTAACGTATTTGGAGTTATGTTTGTGTCTGAAACTATTTCAGGTAAATTGAAAACAGTTGTAGTGTTGCCAATTGTTACTGCTCTGCCTTGATATTTATCAATGCCTGCTACATCTGTTCCACCATCAACAGTGCCCGCACCTATTGCTTGCCCCATTACGTTTCCAGTTGCAATAAAACCCCTTAGGGTTCTTACCGGGCCATCAAATGTCGTTCTAGCCATATTATTCTCCTTTGGTCGTATAGACCATTTATCGTCACGCCGTCTCTATACCGTCTGCCTAGCCAGTCTGCGCAACTAAATTAATTACTAGGTAAATAAATTTATAAATGAAAAAGGGCGCTCTGTAAAGCGCCCTTTAAGCTGTTAATTAAGCGAAAGCTTAAGCACCATTAGTGCCATAAATGCCTCGAGCGTCAGACCAGCCGAAACTGTATCTTTCTCTCGCTTTGTACCTAACGTTTCCTGTATCGAAGTCTCCTTCCATAGAGGTTGTGATAGGTGCTCTGTTAAACATTTTAAGCCCATTAGGAACGTCCGTTAACAGATACCATGCATCCGTATCAGTTATGTAGTGATTCACCACATATCCTTCCGGAATCATGCCCATGTTTTTCATAGCATTGATATCGTTATCGGCAGTACCGCTACGCAAAGGGGAATTTAGAACTCTGTCCGCAATAAATTGCGTATTGACAGGAATTACTAATTTTCTTCCTTTTGCGGCTACTTTTAAACCTCTTTCATCGATAAATCCTGCGACATCAATGAGTCCAGTTTCTAAAGATGATTCATTTAGATCAGCATCAGTAGTTGGTCTGTTTGCCCATGTACCACCCTGCGTTGTCGCATGGTTAGTAGTACATAGCATAGAACCGTCACCACCGAGATAACTAGCACTAAATGCGTTGTTTAAAGTTGCTGCGCCTTTAACTTGTTTTGTATTTGCCATGGAACGAGCGAGAGCTCTTGTATAACGGGCTGAAAGCCTGTCGTACAAGTTGTCCTCAATTGCCTCTTCCGTAATTGCGAATGCCAAAGCAACAGTTTCGTTGACGTAGCGTGCTGTAAAAGCTTCTTGCGCTTGATCATAAGCGATCGAGCTGCCTTCTGGTTTTACACCAGCACTACCAAAACCAACTAACATTACTTCTTCTTCGAATGCACGGTCTGATGATTCAATTGAGTAGATCTCCTCATGCTCACGGTCGTATCGTTCGTACTCCAGGCCAAATAGGGCATTTAAACCTGGCTCCAACTCTTTGACGAGCTGCGATCTTGATATAGCCATATCTTATACTCCTATTATATTCCTGTTAAGGTTGTGTATGCGTGTTCGTTGATACGTACAACAAGGTTAACGTTATTAGACGATAAATCCTTATTGTCGACATCAGCGGCTACATCCACAATTCTTAACTGTTCAGCCGTTGCCGCAGCATTTGGTGCGTCAATATAGCATGAACTTAATCCTGAAGTCGTACTTCCGTTTGCATTTCCAGAGCTATTAGCGTTTGCCCCTATAACGGCTTGACCCGTTGTGCCGGCTACTGATTGTACTTCAAACAATGTGTTAGGATCGTCATAGACTTTCACTTCCACATCTGCTTCGTTGTACGTTTCAGTTGACGCTGGCCAGTATGGACCAAAAGTTGGTTCACCCTGAGCATTGTCATAATAAAATCCCCCACAAACACCTAGAATGTTAGCAGTCGAATTATCGATTGCTATTGTAATCATTCCGTTCGCTTGTAACATTACAAGACTGCCTGTGAAGATACTATCGCCCGCGCCGGTTGCCATTTTATAGGTGCTGAAGCCGGACGTATTGTAACCCGCACCAAGCGTTTTCGCTGGGCGGAGTCCAAAGACGGCGTCTATATTAGCCATAAGCTACTCCTATTAATGATTTGAGTTTCCTAAGTTCAGGACTTATTCCTTTCTCCCAGGCCCCCCAAAAGTTACACGACTTTGCCTATCCTTATGGATTGGCATGCTTTGATGCTCGTCTTTGAATAGATCCCTATCCACAGATTCCATTTGTTCACCGGTTTGTTTCGCAAAAAATTTATTTCGAGACTCCACGATTTCCAAAGGTACACGAGCAAGCAATAATCCACCTTGTCCGATAACACCTGCATGTTTCCCATCTTCTTGAGTGGGGAGTTCCCAGTCTGGATATTCGTCCGCGCGAACGAGCACATAGCCCTGTCGCAACCTACTGATAATATTTTGATTATCTTCATATCCCCTGGCACTAGCCCTTAGCCAACGATGTTTAAAGCCGTCGGGCGCAGGAGGTGCTTCCAAATTATTTGGTGGTCTCCATTCTACGGGTCTAGTTTCCTTTTCGCGTAAAGTGGCATTGCGGGGAGTTTTGTCAACAACATCTTCTTCAATCCCTATGTCCGCTAAAGTTTCTTTAACGGGAGATTTATTTTTAATTTTTGTCATAGCCTACTCCTTCACGTATTTGGCATACTCTTGTAAAGATACTCCAAGTTTCTTCGCAATTGCGACTTGGCTCGGTGATAGCTTCACGGTTTTGCGTCCAGATTTGCTTGATGTTCGGGATGCAGATGCAACAGCCTGGACGGGTCTGTCGTTACTGGATGTATTATCCCCAAATTTATGGGGAAACTCGGTTCGTATTCGTTTGTCAATTTCACTATAGTACTCATCGGAGCTCGCGTCAAATCCTTCTTTCTCTGTCAGCTTCTTATGAAGCGCATAAGCAGTGTAGGTCATGGCGTCATCTTTTCCAAACCATGTGTTATTTTGAGCCCATTCCTGTGCCTTTGGATCAGGTGGAGCCGCGGGCTGCTGTATGGGAGGAGCCATGGTTGGTTGTGGAACCGGCATTCCTTCCGCGGGGGTTTTTGGTTTTTGAGCCTCTAAAGTTTTTAAACGGGTTTGATCGGCCGCCAATTGGGCCAAAATTGCCTGGGCTTCAGTTTGTTTTTCCGCGTCTCCCGCATCAATGGCTAATTTTAAATGATTTTTAGCTGATGAAATCTGGGATTCAACACGGGTTTTAAATTCATTTACGTATCCTTCATCAAGTCGGTTAAATTTATCTTGATTGTCTTTAAGTTTTGATTGAACCGATCTCGCATATTGGGTAGCCGCTTTTTCCCGTCTCTCGGCTTCGCGAACTTTCCAGGTTAAACGGTCAATTCTTTTTTGAACGCTTTCGCTAACCTTGTCGAGTTCATCGGTCTTGGGGGCGGATTGAACAACTTCCTCCGTTGTTTTTTCCTCTACTTCCACGTTACTTTCATCTTTGATTTTTTCGTCGACTTGAACATTCACGGAAGGACCGGATGTATCAATATCAACAATAGCCTTATCAACATTGTTGGATGCGGCTGATTGTAATTCTGGCATAGTTATACTCCTCTATGATTATGAGTGCAGAGATGCATTAAGCACATCTTCTGGACTTTTTACAACGCCGAGAATTTCATCATCGTTAAGAATGCGAAGTTCCCCGCCGTCAATTCTTAATCTTGAACCAGCATACCTGGCAAAGATCACCCAATCCTGCTCCTTGCACCAAGGGCCGGTTGAGAATTTTTTCTTATCCTTGTACGCCAAAGGACCTAATTTGAGAACAAGTCCAACATTAGTTGTCCATTGCTGTTCTTGAATAAGCTGATCGGATAATAGCACACCTCCTTTGGTTTTTTCAATACCTTTATGAGGTAAAATAACAATTCTCCATCCTGTGGGATTTGGTATTTTTTCCATCTCCTTTTCCTGTTTTTTCTTTTCACGTGCAATGGCAACGTGCTTGGGCATAATTAATTTATTCACTTTCGTCCTCTCTTTTTAATATATCTCTTATATCTTGTTCCAGAGCTTCAAGTGCGTGAAGCTGTCCCACCATATACTTATATTTTGGGAAGTCTTCAACCCCCTGCATCGTAATTTCCGTAATGTGCTCTTTTTTATTTCTAATGGCGCGGTAAATAAGTTCCGCCAGATGTATGTCATCCATTTAAGTTTTACCTCTTTCTTATGCGTAGTCCCAGGCGAACGCGCCTGCGATTGCGGCGTTTTTTTGATCCGATCTTGCGCCGTCCCTTATGCTTTTTAGGATAGCCCATTAACTAGAAGCGACAAAAACCTCCACATCAATGATATTCGAAGCGTTTGCGGTGTTTCCGGTAATGGTTGTAACGTCAGCGAGTGAGGCGGTTGCCACCGTTCCACTTGCCACAGCGTCAATGGCGCTTGCGGGCTGTGAAAGAATCAATGATCTTCCCCAGTCCAGGTATATCCATACATTCTCGGCTGCTCCTCCTAAGTTAATATTACAGGAGTTTGCATCATCCAAATTCGTAATGCGAACATACTTGACATTATCACTAATAAATTGCCCCGCGGCAGGGACAGTTGAAAATGTGGCCAACGTAATATCAGTATTTGCCGTAAGACTCATAATACGTTTAGACACTTCATTGATGCCAGTAATGGCAACAGCATTTGAAGAGCCATGATCCTCATTGTTGAGTATCACGCTCTCGGTGACTTGAACATTTAATGTAACGTTAGCAACTGTACTAGCCATTATTGACCACGATTTTCATTATTTATTAATTCTTCCTTTGCCTTTTCCGCCGCCCCATTTTCCGTAAGACTCGTCTCTGCTTGCTTTCAATTGTTTCTTTGTACGTTTCTTCTTAACGCGCATAGCAATAGACTCATCCTTTCGGGATTTGTAGCCTTGTTTTTTCTTTGCTGCTTTACCACCTTTTTTATACCTTGGAGTTGGCACTCCCATTGGTTGAGGCAATAAACCAGGTCTTCCCATCATACCGCCAGGTCTTCTCATCGGCCCGCCTAATTGTTTTTTAGCAACAGTTCCACCCTTGGCATAAGTGGTAGTAACGGTTTTACGACCAGGCATAACAACACCTTGTCCTCTAGTAGTTACTTTTCCAACCATAATAACCTCCTATTTGGTTAGTCCTTTGCTCTTCTCGAAACTTCTCAGCCCGGCGACTCCGAGCATTGAGGTGACGATGGCCAGCAAGGGGCCAGTTTGAATCTCAGGAGCGGTTAATTCCAACCCTGAAAACTTTGCATACCATTCTATTCCTGGGGAGAGTATGAACTCAAAAATTAGAGCAAAAGCCCCCGTCCAGCCGATCATGGGGCGC